ATTATTAGTTGAGTTAAATCATAAAGGCGAATATGTAATGGATAAAATTATGAAACACGAATCATATTGGAGTGGATTACTAATTTTTTCAAAACATACAGAATCAGCTCAACACCTTAAACCCGGCCTTAAATTAACCACAACTAATAAAATTAAATTTTGTGAACGATTTAAATACTTAACTGCGGTTAATAAGATATTACCAAATGAATTTAAGACAGTTCACGAGCTTGGAGCATTTGGCCGAACCTCTAATGGTACATACCGAAGCCAAAGCGGTAATGATGATTTAGCAATGACTTGTGTTAATTCAGCTGCATTTTTTGAATCATCAAACTTTTTTGAATTAGCAAATGATGAACTTGATAAACAGCCGCCAGAATATATGGCAGAAATCTACTTAAATTTTTTAAATGAAGTATATTTATCAAAAGAATCAAATTATGATTTTGAAATGATAAATTCTATGAATGGCTCAGGCTCTGCTAAAACCGGTAATGCTAGCCACCGACTAGATGAAAATTATATTGATAATCATAAATTGACTCTACAAAATTTTTATGGAAACACTGACTAATGAAATTTACAGATTTAGAAAAACCTGATTTTTTAAATGATAAGCATATAATTTTTACTAAAATTATTAATGCAATTGAGCACTCGCATTTAAAAAAATCGCCAAATATTTTCATTAAGAATATTAAATTAATGGAAGAAGTGGTTGATGTAATCGCAACTCGTGATGAATGGCCAGGCTGTTTAAATCGAGCCTTAACCTTTTTTGAAAGTATTGAAGATTATGAATCATGTCAACGCTGTAAAAATCTTGATCAATTAATTAAATTACCAATTAAAAAAACTAGAAAAAATGGAAAATCGTAAGGATTCTAAAAAACCAGCCAGGTCAAACAAACCTAAGCGTGAGACGTATGAAATTTCAAAAAAGGATTTAAGAAATATTACGCTAAAGCAGTCTCAACAAATATATTTTAATAAAATTATAACAAATGAAATAACCTTTTGTTATGGACCCGCTGGAACGTCTAAGACCTTTACTGCATGCCTAGCGGCTCTTCAATTATATTTAGATGGCAAAATAAAAAAGATAATTTTATCTAAGCCTATCCAAGAGTCTGGCGAAAAGCTTGGATTTTTACCTGGAGAAATAAAGGATAAAATTGATCCATTTATGGAAAGTTATCGATCAAATTTAGTAAAATTAATACATGATCCAAGTTTAGTTAGCTGGTTAGAGTCAATTGGAGTTATTGAATTTAGGCCACTTGCCTATATGAGAGGCGCAACCTTTGATAATTGCTTAATGATATTAGATGAAGCTCAAAATGCAGATTTTAAACAATTAATGTTATTTGTAACCAGAATGGGAAAAGATTCTAAAGTATTGATTTGCGGCGATGTAAGCCAATACGATATTGCAAAGAGTAAAGTAGCTTTACCTGATTTTATAAATGTTCTATCTGGAATTAACGGATTAGAGGTTCATAAATTTAACGATGAAGATATTGTAAGAAATAAAATTTTAATTCAAATAGCTGACCGCTACGATAAATGGAAAGAGTCAAACCCAAATCATCAATTTTTTAAGTAAGTTTTAAAAACCAAAATATGAGCGCATACGACCTAATAAACAAGCAACTCAATAATGAGATGCAAAAACTTGCTGAAAAAATAAAAAGCAAAGACTATACTGAACGTGATCGAAACCGATTAGCTTCAATTATGTATCCAAAATTAAAATATTTTATATGGAAATTTTTTAATGATGAAGATGAAACCGCCGAGGTATTACACAATACTCTGTTCAAAATATTTAAAGGCCTGGATTCGTATAATGATACATTTAGATTTACGACCTGGATTTATACAATTGCAAAAAATGAGGCACTATTACATAAGCATAAGTTAATTAAAAATTATGCTATCAGAATTGATAATATGACTAGACCTTTAAATATTGAAGACGACAGCGTTTTTAATTTTGATAAAGAAATGTACATTGAGTCTCTATATAAAATGACAACTGATGAATTACAATCTCTGCCTGACGGTATTGAAAAATCAATTTTAGTGGATAAGGAAATTCATTTAATGAAAGGCGATGCAATTGCCTCTAAATATAATATGAATTTAAATACTGTTAAAACTAAAATTAGAAAGGCTAGAAAGATGCTAAAGGACTCAGTTCTTATTAAAAATCCACAAATGAAAGAAAATTTAACTACTTACTTTTAAATTATGAAAGATTTTATTAACCCATTTACTTTTTATGAAACAGTAGTAATCATAATTAAAAATTTAAAAAATTTTATTTTTTATAGAACAAAAATGTCCGCTATTAATAAAAGTGGAGTTCTAAAACAGACAGGTTTAAGACTAGACCGCCGAGCTAGGGCATATTATGTATTAAATATTGAACCTGAATTATTAATGATGGGCCAAGATACACTAGATTTAGAAAAAAGTAGAGTATTTGAATCATTAGCTAAAAAGAAGGAACTTTTTGAAACCCATAATTTAACTGAATTAATTGAGGCAAAAACTGACAGAATTAAAACCTCAGAATACTATGCCTACCTAATTCAAATTAAATATAGACCAATGGCTACTGTGTCAAACCATGTATATGTATTAAGCTGGTTAACCTGTTTAACTTTTATTGCCTATTGGATATACCTAGGTTTTTTAAACTACCATGAAATCCAAACCGGATTAGGGGACTTGCTTAATAAAAAGTAAATAAATAACTAAAAAATAAATTATAAATGAAATTTATAGATCAACACTTTACTAAAATTGTAATTATTGTATCGATTATTACCTTTATACAAATGTGCACAATTTCACGAAAGTCTTCAAGTTTAGAAAAACAGTCAAAAATAACAAATGCAAGATTAGATTCAATGCAGGCTATCTTATTTACTAAAAATGATATTGCTAAATTAATTGAAATTGAAGGTTTAAAATCTGAAAAAAGAATGATTCAATCAACTGACCGTAAGATATTTGATGTAAATCGTCAAGCCGAAATTGATAAAGAGATTAAAAAGATTGAATCAAATAAGTAATGGGGTCAAATACTGTTAAATATTTTATAATTAGTACATTTGTAACGCTATACCTGTTAGTATCAGTTATCTCTACAATTCACGTAATTAGCTTTTTTGAATTATCGAATCCACAATGGTTAGCTATAAGCTTGGCTATTGCATTTGAAATTGGAGCAGCTGCCTCACTAGCGTCATTAATAACCCTTGATAAAATGAATAAGGGTATTGTATGGGGCCTTTTTATTATTTTAACATTTATGCAGGCAATGGGTAATACGTATTATGCCTATATTAATTTAGAAAACTTTCAAGGTTGGATTGAACTATTTGGACTAAGCGAAGAGGACCTAATTTATCAAAAGCGAATTTTATCAATTGTAAGCGGTGCAATTTTACCAGTCATTGCATTGGGTTTTATTAAAGCACTGGTTGACTATATTAAGCCAACCCCTAAACCAATTGAGGTTAAATCAGATAATATACTTGAACCTAACATTAAATCAGCAACTCCTATAATAAATAGTATTGAGCCTGATCCAATTGAGGAAACTGATAATACTTATATGGATCGATATTTACCAAGTGAACCGGCTGAGCCAGTTATTATAGATACGCCCGAACCTAATAAAACTCGGGTATCCACTAAAATAACAGATTCAGCCATTGCAAGAGGGTTTAGTGGTTTAAAAAAACCATTTGACCCATAAAAATATTAACCAATGAATGCCGTATATTACATATAAGGATGATCCTTTAGCCAAGAGAGTTAGTGCAGCATACTCAGATCTGTGTAGTAAATTTCCAAGTAAGAAATTTTTAAAACTAGTAGACCGATGTTTTTCTATTTTTAATGGGTCAAAAAAAGAGGCTAACTTTTGTGAATTAGAAGAGTTTATTTATCCAGTAGATGGACAATTATCAATTAATTTTGAAGTATGTGCAAATGAAACCTTATCAATATTTGATAATGGACTAGACGATATTAGTTCATACACTGCCTCTGGGACTCCATCTAATTATCCACTTGGAGCTGACGCAGAATACATTGAATCCGTTGGAAATGGTACAGTCTTTTACTTAACTGCAAATGACCGAAACTATGCTAGGGGTTGTATATTATATGTAACATATCCAGCTCTTGATAAAAACGGGGATGATATATTACCTGCCGATCATGAATGTAACTTAATATTAACAAATAGAACTCTTGAAACCCATACAGTTTCATTACATCAGTTCTTCGCTCATTTCTCTAATCCTGAAACCAGGGGAGCAGATAGTTTGATAAATAAAATAGAGATATTTAATCCAAATGATAACTTTAGTATTAAAGTAACTGGATTAATCGTATATGTAAAAAGTAATGAAGACCCAAGCGATTGTGCTTGTTAAAAAAAAGATATTAAAATGACTGGAACACCTGCTAAATTTTTAAGAAAACATACCTCTGCTGAGAATTCAACAAATTATACCCCAGCTTTTACTGACCTATCGGGTTTTGGAAGCTCAAATGGATCAGTTGGTTCATGGACTCCTCTGTATTATGGTGTACATAACTATAGTGCCTCTCAAACAATTTCAGTATGGACAGTTGAACAGGGAACTGCTGGAACTGGAGTAAGCGTTTATGTATCTCAAGGGGATACATTCTATGCAAATATTTCAAAATTAACGGTTGGAACAAGTGGACCTGTTACTTTACTTGGTACAACAAATACTCAAGTTTCTCTATAATGGTACCAGTTTTAACATTCGGTCAAAGACAACAGGCACTAACCGGTCTTCCATTTTATGGAAAATCGGACTTTAATTTTATTGCCTCAAAATCTCCATTTAGTAATGGTATTTCAATTAAATTACTGCCATTAGCCGATTTATCTAGACCTGCCGAAGTTGTAACTGACGAATTTGATATGGATATTAGGGCTCTAAATAATCAATTTAAAAAGGGTTCTAGAATTACTGGTGTAAAAATTAATTCAACATTTACCAATAAGAAAAAGGAACCGACTATGATAATCGGTAAATTTGAAGGATTGGCAATAGATAAAGGAACCAAGACAATTAGAGCGTTTATCACTGATCAACAAACCTTTAAAAAAGTTGAAGTTTATCCAGAAAGTTTAAACCGATTAACCGAATCCAAATCATATCTAGCGAAAACCTTCCTAGGCTTTGTGATATAATTATCTAAACAACTCAATTAATTATGATAGAAGAAGAACAACCATTAGATGAGGCTGCGCTTTTTTTGGAAAATCAAGATAAGATTTACGGAAAAAATGTTGATATTAAACAGGTTGCTCAACCTGCACCAGTTACTTCATTAGGTAATGCCTTAACTCCAATGCTAGAGTCTACAATTGGCGGACCGAATGATTCACTTTGGAAAAATATTCCATTAGAAAATCTACCAAGTAAAGGATTATTTTATCCAGCCGATTCCGAGATTACAATAAAGGCAGCAACGGTTGCTGAAATTAGACACTGGTCTACTATTGATGATTCTGACATATTAGATATTGATGATAAACTAAATTATGTTATTGAAAAGTGTAGTAGATTTAAAATAAAGGGCGGAACTTCATGGTTATCATGGAGAGATATTTCAGAACTAGACAGAGTTGCTATAATTTTTCTAATTCAAGAATTAACATTTCCGGCTGACCAAAATTCATTATTTTCAGAATTTGAGTGCACGGAATCATGTAAAGGTTCAGTTAAATGGAAAGACTCAGTTAAGATTAAGAGTTCTATGTTAACCTTTATTGACTTACCAGAAGAGGTAATGAAATATTATTCAGCTGAATATAAATGTTTTGAAGTAAAGTCCGAAAAATTAAATGAGACTTTTTATCTATATATGCCAACAATTGGAGCAATTGAAAGGTTAAGAGCCAGAATTGCTGAGGCTCGATCTAAAAATCGAAAACCCGATATGGCGTTTTTATCAATAGCAGCCTATTTAATTCAAGACTGGCAATCATTTACTCAACAAGAATATTATAATTTGATTAATAACTCGTATGCTTGGCATATTAATAAATTTACATTTATTAAAAAGTTTACTGAATTAATAGAAAATGCTAGAGAATCAGTAGTCAATACAGTTTGTCCAAATTGTGGAAACAAGGTAACATCACCTCTTTTTACACAGTCCAGCTTCACGTTCAGGGATTTTTTCCTTATTTCAGGTGGACTTGACGAACTTATTTGATATTAACCGGATTCTGGCAGTGAAGCTTAATCAATCATTTAATAGTCTATATGAATTACCTTATTATGAATATATGTACTATTTAAAACTTTTAATGAATGAGGTAAATGAA